CGCCGCCGCGCCCGTGGTGACCGGGATAATCTGGCCAGCGGGAAACGGTGTGGAAACCGTGCCATCCTTGCCCGAGATGATCGGGCCATAAGCACCTTCCAGCACGCGGCTGTCCTGCGCGCGGTTGATCGTCGCCATCGCCGCCATGGTATAGCCGCCGTCGAGGCTGATCTTGGTGGCAAGCTGATCGGACCCGTCGACGAACTTGTTGAAATAGAGTTCGTTCGGCTTGACGATCCACACGCGATCGTGGCCGGGGTCGGTTTCCTTCAAGTCGGCGAAGCGTTCGTCCGCTTCCTCCGGATCGGTGTCGCCGATCAGATCCTTGACGGTTTCCTTCTCGGCACTGGTGCAGTCCTGTTCTTCACAGGTGTCCCAAAGAACCGCTTTGTTCGACTGGAGCTTGAGTTCGAGATTGTTGGCGAACTCATAATTTGCAGTTGTGTTGACTGTATCAGCCATGGGATGGCCCTCGCGAAAAAGGTTTGATCCGATTTCGAAGGGCTAGGGGGCGCACAGGCCCGGCCGCTCTATCGTTTAACGCCCGCGATCGGCGACGCCATCCAGCGTGGGGCCCGGGGCGACGAGGCTAGGCCAGGACTTAGCCGGGGGATTGGGAGCGGCTCCCCCGAGGCCGATCGTGAAATCTCACGCCGCGACTCGCGCGTCAAGCTGGGTTTTCGATATTTTTATAGTTGCTCCTGCGCCTTTGCTTTGCCCGCTGCTGCCGCCGCGTTCAGGCGGTCCCACCGGGCACGCTCGGGCGATCCGACCACCATCACTTTCTTTTGGATTTCGGGGTCAGACTTCATTCGGTCCAGCTCGGCCTGTGCCTCGGCCCCCGTCACGCCGAACCGGCCTTTTCCACCCGTGATCATCGTGTCCTCGGCCATGCCTGCGCCGAGCTTGGAGAATATATCCAGCGCTCTTCCAGCCCCTCCTGGCATGGATCGGAAATACATCAGGTCGGCCTGAGTTAAACTCAATGCGCGGGCCGCTGCATCGATGTGCGACATCTGCTCATTGGCTTTCGCACCCTGTTGCTTGAGCCATTCCCGTGCCTGATTGTCCTGCTTCGCGCTTTCCGCCGCCGCCTCGTCCATCTGCAATTTGATGAAGTCGGTCACCAGGCCCTCGAACGCGGCCTTGGGGACAGCGTGTTTGAGCGCGCTCTCCCGCAGCGAGTTGATCAAAGGCTCGTTGAGCGGCACGCCTTCGGGTGCCTTGATCTCATAGCCGTCAACCTTGTCGGGCACGCCGATCGCGGCCTTGAAGGCGGCGATATCCTCCGGCTTCGCATCTTCGCCCGGCACCTTGATCCGGCCGTTTTCGCGCAAGGCCCGCTCGGTATCGCGCGCGATCTTGGTCAGGCCGTCAAGATCCTTCACGCCCTTGGCCGCCAGCCAGTCACGGTTCGAGCTGGTCTCGCCATCCTTCGTCTCGGCCGATACCTTTTCGAACCAGTCGGGAACCGCAGCGCTTCCATCGGCCACGCCGCCCTCAACGGCAGGTGCCCCCGGCTGTGCGCCGCCGCTCTCTGCCGCGCCAGGCGCACCACCACCAGTCACTCCCGCACTTCCGATCAAATCCATCGCGCCGCCGCCGGTTGCGCCGCCATCTGCCCCGCTCTCGCCATCAATTGCCATCGTCGATCTCCATGAGTTTCTGGACTGCCGCCTCGTCCAGGTTGAGGTAGGTTGTGATCCGGTCGAACACCTCGCGTCGCCCAATCCGCCGCGCCATCACCAGCGGATCCTGCGAAAACAGCAGCCGGCGATTGTTGGGATGCGCGAAGCAAAAGTCGCGCAGGTCGGCGAGCACGCGCTGCGCCGACACGCGCAGGCGCTCCTCGTCGGTCAGGAACAGCCGACGCCACACCGTCACCGGCGTCTGCCACCCCGCGAACAGATCCTTGAAGCTGCGCGACACGCGCACCGCATGGATCCGGCGTTCGTTCTTGCTGATCATGCGCCCAGCCCCCGATCTGCGATCTCTTTGCGGGCTGCGCGACTGTCCTGATGTCGCAGGGACGATATAAACCGATCACCGTTCCGCAGCACGAATGTCCGCATGCTGCGCTTGCGACATACGCAAATGGCAGTAACGATCGGACTCATGCCGCCGCACTCAGGCTGCTCGCGCGCGCGAGGTCGCTCGCCGCCGATGCCGCTCCCTGCAATTGCTCGACGCCGGATGCCGCTGCCTTGCTGTCGTCACGCGCCTTGCGCTTCGCCGCGACCTGATCGGGCGTTGCGATCCAACTGGGCCGCACGCCCAGCACATCGCCAAGGCCCGGTGCCGCCGCATCGACATCGATATGATCGAACACCGCGCCATCATCGACTTGCGCCAGCGGAGCCATCGCCTCGATCCAGCGGGTCAGGCCCGCCGCTTCCTCGGCGCGGGCCATGCGCGACAGCGGGTTTTCATATTCGATCACCGGATAGGCCCCGGCTTCGATAACCTCATCCGGAAAGGGTTCGATCTGGCGCGCGCGCAACGCGAGGTCGAGATCGCGTTGCGTCACCGGATTTTGCTTCTCGCTTTCGTAGCGCCCGGCATAAGGCGCGACGAGCACGCCCTGTTTTGCGACCATTTCCAGCACTTGCGTCGCGGTCATGCGATCCCCCGGATCGGTCAGGATCTTGAAGAAATCCTCCAGGAACGCGGTCTTGACCACGGCGCGCTCGCTTTGCTGCATTTCAAGGCCGATCGGCAGGTTTGATCCGGTCGGCATCGGCGCGACCATCAACTGCCCCTGTTCGTTGACCAGGCCGGGATTGGCCCCGCCCGGCCGCGTCACCAGCGAGGTGATGCCGTCATCGTCGAAAAAGGCGAGCGCGGGATCGACCATCTTGTGGGCGGACCGCAGGATCGTCTGCGCCATCTGGTTGAGGCCCTTGATCGTCGGGAGCACCTTGATCGTGGGCGACCGGCCATAGATATCGCCCGGCCCGGTCACGTGCCGCGAGACCGAAATCGGCATCGAATGGAAGCCCTTGCGCCGCAGGATCACCTTGTCGGCGATGGCGATGGTAATGCTGTCGATCGCCATACTGCGCCGGTCGAGCGCGTCGGGTTGCAAATCGCCATTGGGGCAGACGATGTGCAGGATCTCGAATTCCTCATCGAGTTTGTTGCGCTGGATAGCCTCGCGCATCTTGCCGGTGAGCGCGTCGGCACCGAATTCCTGTAAGCACTGGCGCGCCGTCCGCTTGTATTTGCGGTGCACCGTATCGATGCGCCCGGCAAAGTCCTCGTCGATGTAACATTCCGACAGGTGCAGCGCCTTGTAGAACAGGCCGACGCCCTTGCGTTCGCCGGTCCACAGCGGGCCGGTGCCATAGCTGCCGAGCTGGCGAAAATCCTCCTGGGCCTGCACTTCGAACCCGGCATGGGGCGCATAGCGGATCGCATGAAGGCGATCGCCCGCGCGCTCGCACCACCGCCGCACCGCCGGGATCTTGTCGAGATCCTTATCGCCGAAGCGCAGCCGGATATATTGGGTGTTACGCGGGATCGTGATGCCCGCCATCGCCGCGCAAAAGCGATCGAGGCTTTCCACCGCCGTCACATCGAAATTGGCCGCGCCGTGGATGGTGCCGGGCGTATTCTTGCTCCAGCCACCGGCACCCAGCGGATTGACGCGCTCGTCGATTTCCCGCCACAGGCTTTCCATCGGCGCGCGCAACGCCGCCAGGCGGTCATGATTGCGCAGATGCGCCTTGACCAGATCGTCATCCTGCAGCGTATCGTCGGCCATCGGAATTTCCCTGTTGGAAGAAACGGGCGCGACCACCGCGCGCCCGCATCTGTCGGTTAGAAGTAGATGTCGTCTGCGATGTTGACGGTGCTGCCGGTCGCGACGTTGATGACATCGCTGCGCTTGCAATAGGCGACCTGTTTTCCGTCGATCAGCAGCGCATACCCATCGATCGCATAGCCGCCCTGGCCATTGGCCGGGCCGTGGACCGTCACCGCGTCGCGCAGCATCTTGCCGAGCGTGTGATCCCGCCACACATCGCCGGTGACGACGATCGGCGCGATCCCGGTAATTTCCCGCGTGCCGTCGCTCAGCACGATTTCGACCTTTTTGCCGCCCTGATCGGCCTTCGTCAGCGCTTCGGTCAGCGCGTCGCCGGTGAGACCATCGCCGACCGGCCCGATCTTGCGTGACTTGGGGGCATTCTCGCCACGCTTGACGCTGGTTTTAGAGGCCGATGCCGCCGCTTGCAGCGCCGTAATCGTGGCATTGGCCGCGTCGAGATCCTTCTGCAGTTTCGCCGCGTGTTCTTCGAGATCGATCTTTTCCTGTTCGTCGAGCCCAAGTTCCTCGTTGAGCGTTTTGTTCTGGGCAGTCAGCTCGTCGATGCGGATCTGCAATGCGGTTGCCCCTGCAGGATCGAGCCCGGCATTGAATTGCTCCATCAATTCCTGCTCGCGCGTTTTGGTCGTAGTGTCGTCCATGATCGTTCCTTTCAGCTTCCCAGGGTGAGCTTGCCGCCGGTCAGCGGGGCCTGGACCCCCGCCGCGCCGTTCACGAGGTCCGCCGCGCCGCCTTTGCGACGCCGGAGTTCGTCCGTGGCCGACACCGCCGCCGCCGCATCGTCACGCGTTGCCGTGGGCAGTGCGGTCGGGGCCTGTCCGGGTGTCGAGATGATGCCCAGCGCCTTCAGCGGGGCCGCGATAATCTTGCCGAGAAGTGCCATCATATCCCTCCAAGTTCGTTGTAATCGCCGTCCACCCGCACGGTGCGCCGCTCCCGCGACTTGCCTCGAATGTCGGAGATGACGTGCTCGCCCTCGAGCGCGGCATATTGCTCGGCATCCTCGATATGGGTGTGGATCGTGTCGGCGATCTCGAGATGACCCCGCGTCTCGCCGTCGGTCATGTCGGCTTTGCGATAGTGATACCCGCCGAGATGCCCCCGGATCAGATGCTTGCACGACGGGTCGATCAGATATCCGCCGCGTTCGCTCATCGCCTTGCGCTGCGCCTCGAGCCGAAGCTGCTCGCGGTTCGTTTTCGCCTTGTAGACCTTGAAGCCCAATGCCTTTTGAAAAGGCGGAACCCAGTCCAATTCGCGCGCCTCTGCATCGCGATCAGCCGCGGCGAATGCGGCAGGATCGGCGACCACGCGGATCTGGTCGGCGGTGATATCGGGGCAACGCTCGATGATCTTGGCGCGGAGCATCTTGCCGAACGCCGTCGGGCCGACCTTTGCCAGCGACTTGCCGCCATCCTGAAACGCGACCACCTCGCCCAGCGTTCGTAGCTCGCCCATCACCGTGCGCTGTGTCAGCACGGCTGCTGCGAACAATCCCTGGTCGACGCCGACGATGAGCTTGCGTCGGCGATCCCATTCGATCGTCTCTTTGGCGACATGCTCGCTATAGCTGAATTGCGGATGCACCGGCAGGCCGTGCCGCACCGGCACGAACTTGTTGTGGATCATCCGGTCGACATAATCGGGCCGGTGTTTGTTGGTCGCTTGCTGCAGGAGGTAATATCCACGCCCGCCGCGCAGATTGTGCAGGTTCTCAGCGCCAGGCTCGAGCCCGCCCGGCTGGATGAAGCATTCGATCAGCGGTCGCCCCTCGAGCGCTACCAGCAATTCGGGGCTGGCGAGATCATGCAATCCGCCGAGTTCCTTCTCGATCGCCAGCTTGTAGAGATAATTATCGGTGAATGGCGCGTTGCTGGAGATCAGTATCTGCGGATCGACCACTAGCTTGGGATCAAGGCTCGAAAAACGCCCGACGCGACCCGACAGGTAGCTGATCAATTCCTCGGGCTGCAAATCGCCTTCGTCGACACCTGCGCAGTTCAACTCCCAGCCGCGCGTGGCCGCCTCTACACCCTGATCGCCGATCGCGCGAAATTCGACTTCCATGTCGAGCACGTCGGTCGGCTGGCGAGACGCATCGCGCCGCAGCACACGCTGGAATTTGTGGCTGTACGGTGCCTTGGCGCTGAAATGCCCATACTCTTTTGGCGTGATATTGAACCATGACGGTAGCGTGTTCGCATCGAGACTAGGGTAACTCTCACGGATGACGCCAAATTTCGCGCGTCGGCGCTTGATGCCGCGTTCATCGATCCGCGCGCCCTGCATCGCGCCATTGCGGACGCCCTTCTGCAGCATCGCCATCGTCTTGCCTGAACCAACCGGGCCGATGATCACGACGATGAACGCGCGGCTGCGCATGAACGCCTCCGCCACCGGCCCCGGCGACGTGAGTGCGATGGGTTTGGCTGCAACCGTCATGCCGCGACCGCCCGCATATCGTTCGCAAGCGCGATCAGCTCGGCTGCACGCTGATCGAGTGCGTTTGCCACGGCCGCGATTTCACCCGCGCTCAAGCCACGATCGGCGGCAAGCTTGTGGTTGACGGCGCGACGGCCAATGCCGAGAATGTCGGCAAGGCACGCTGCACCACCAAGCGCCGTCCGCGCCCGATCCAGCAACACCAGCCGACGAACTGCCCGCGCCATCGGCGAAAGGGTGTTCCCATTTGTGAGAACGGGCGCGTCAGCCATTGTTGATTTCCTCATCTTGAATTTCGTGGAAATCGCCCTCGAGCATTTCCTCTATCTCGCCATCGGTATGGGTGACGCCCTGGATGATCAGGTCAGCAACACCCGAAAAGGTCATGTCGACCGCGACCGGTTTTTTGCTTTCGAGGTACGGCAACAGCGCTTCGGCACACCTCACGCGCAGCGCTCGCGCCTCGGCATAGCTCATCCGCTCGACAACTACGTTGGGCGTGCCATCCTTCCGAAAGCTGTGAACCTTTTCCTGCTTCGAGGTTTCGATCAGGACATCTTCCGGCGTCGATGACA